AAAAATTTAAAAATACTGATATAGAATTAAAACTTAAAAAATTTTTAGAACAAGAAAATGTTTCGTTTCAATTCCAACCTTTAATAAAAGATATAGTAAATGCCGACTTTTTGGTTTATCCGAACATAGTTATATTTGCGGACGGTGACTATTGGCATAGTTTACCCCACGCAATAAAACGTGATATAGAAGTAGATAAAAAATTATTAGAAAATAATTATAAAATATTGCGATTTAAAGGAAGTGAAATTAATAAAAATTTTGAAGTGGTAAAAACTAAAATAAAGGAGATTTGTCATGCCGTCCATCAGTCAAAAACAACGTAGATTTTTTCAAGCCGTTAAAGGTGCCAAACACAATCCTAACGCTCCTGCTAATCTAAGAAAGGTGGCAAATTCAATGAGTGAGAAGGATATCGACGATTTCATTAAATGTGAATCGGAATTTAAAACCAAGAAGGCAATCCTATCGGTTTTAAAGGATATCGCAGAGCCGACTTATCTAAATGAGGGAGATGAAGGAGATTCATCTATAGACCCAGTGGCAGATACATTTCATAAAAAAGATGAGTGGGCAACTTATATAAAACCATATATCGGTCAACCGTTTACACCAAAAGAATTAGAAACGATAGGAAATTTTAAAGAAAAACAACCAACTACGACTGCTAGAACCGAACTTTGGTATAAGACTACTGATTCCTTCGGTATTAGTCATACGACCGTAATTAAGAAAATGAAAGATAGTGGACAATTTTCTTATACCGCTTTTCAAAAACAAGAACGTCCGACCCCAGGTGGAGAATCTGGAGATGTCGATAAACAGACGCCGGTTGCCAGTGGTATGGATGCCGGCGGCCCAAGTGAAGAACCCCAAGGACAGTTGCCTCCTGGCTCACCCACCCCTCCATCAGAAGAGCCGGCTAAGGCCGAAGTTGAGAAGGATGATATCACTGTCACAAAATCAATTCTATTTAAAGATGATATCAAAGGAGCCTCGATTTTGATTGCATTCCTAAAGAAATTGGATTTATAATATGATTAAATTGATGGATTTAATAATGGAGAGTCAAGAAAAATCTAAAGGATATCTTAATATTATTAATAATTCAAATTTTAAAAAATGGTTTGGTTATAGTAAAGTGGTTGATACGCAAGGAAATCCCATGATTGTTTTTCATGGAACCAAATCTCCACCAAAAAATTTTTCAAAAAAAAGAATAGGGTTTGGTTCTACAATATTAGGAAATTATGAAGTAGAAAGACATGGTATTTTTGCCGCAGAAGACTCCCAATTAGCCCACGAATTCGTCACTGCTGGTGATTATGAAAACGAACGTGATTTTGGTCATTCTATTATGCCATTATTTATGAAAATAGAATCTCCATTAGATACCACTAAAATGTATTATACCGACGCATTATTTAATACTGTAGAAGATTGGGGAAATGAACATAAAGAATGGTTTAATAATAAAGAAGATAAATATAACGGATACCGACTCGCCCGAATATTAGGAGATAAATGGAGTTCTAAGATGTGGTTATTGTTTGATAAAGATGAAGGAAATGACCCTGAAATGTGGATTTCTATGTTTAAAGATTTAGGATATGATGGATTAAAAATATACGAAAGGTCAGAATTAGAAAATAATACATCGTGGGTAGCATTTGAACCAGAACAAGTTAAATCGGCAATAGGTAATACCGGCGAATTTAGCAATGACTCAAATATTTTGAAAGAAAAATTATGATAAAACTAATGGAATTACTAAATACAATTCGTCAAGAAAATGAAGAAGGATTGGTGCCTGTCGATAATTGGTCGGCGCAACACGCAATGTATTTGGAGGATATGGGATTTAAAAATGATGGAATTTATCATTATTCTTTAAAAAAACCAGAAATAAAATTAAGTTATAAAAAAGGTATGGGATTTATAGTTGATGATAAGGTAAAAAATGAAAAAACTACACTCCCAAAATTCAAAGATGTAGAAGAGTTTTTTATGAATTATAAACAACAATTTGATAATACTCCGTATGAAGACAGAAAATAAACAATATAAAAGAAACTGTCCTAAATGTGGAAAAGAGTTATTCTATAAGATAGAACGTTCTTGTATTAATGCTAATAAAATTAATTCTATGTGTTGTAGTTGTGCAAATAGAATAATATCTACAAATAGAATTCCGTCAAATGGATTTGGGTTTCTTGGAAGAAAACATTCGGATATTACTAAGAAGAAAATGTCTAATTCGCAACTTGGAGAAAAAAATCATATGTATGGAAAAAGACATTCTATCGAGCAAAATATAAAAAATTCAAATATCCAAAAAGAAAGATATCTTAATCCAGAAGTAAGAAAGAAAACTTCCAAAATGACAAAATTGGCATTAAATAAACCAGAAATTAGAAAGAGACATCTAATTGCGATGGCCGAAACAAAATATTTAGGTCGTAAAACAGATAAAGGGCAATTAGAATTTTTAGAAAAATGGAATAGATTGGGATTCAATTTTATTCCAAATTATCAAGTTCATACTGATTTAGATTTATTCTATATTGATGGATATGACCCAATTCATCAAATTGTAATAGAATACGATACAAAATACCATAAAAGATTGGGTCAAATAGAAAAAGATTTAGTAAGACAACAAAAAATCATTGAAATTCTTAAACCAAAGAAGTTCTGGAGATACAATTCAGAAGACAAACAATTTAAGAGTATTTCATAAATTCAACCATATTTATAACCATATGAACAAATTTGAAAATTTAGAAGTCAAGCAATTTAGTCTTAAACAAATAGTTGAAAATCTTGGAAAGATTCCTGCTGACGGGGGAGCGAAATTTGGCAACGACCAACAGAAGCTATCACCACAACAGAAAAAAGAGTTGATGGAGAAAGTTCGTAAATTCAATGAATATGGTAAAGTATTACGATGTGAAACCGCTCTTATGGAAATGTCAAAGACATTGGCTGAGATTGGTCAGATGGCAGAATCGTATGCTATGACAGAATCCGGCGATTACTTCCAAGCCGAAACCGTCAAGAGAGATTTCGGTGACGTAAAGAAAATCACAAAAGACTTTTCAAAACTATCAAGAGAATGTTACGGCGGACTCCAACAATTGAATGCTCTCTATGAGGATATGGGAAGAAAGATGGAACGTTATTTTGAAATATCTTCTTTAGAAGAAATCGCATCAGCTATAAATCCTCAACAGAAATCATCTCCGGCTCCTGTAGTCGGTGAAGTCGCACGTGAAGAGGAAGAAGGATTCTAATATTACAATTTGTTCGGAATGGGGAGAACGGTCAGTTTAATTACTGGCCGTTTTCTTTTTTCACAGGCCAAACATAAGGAATATTATCAGGTTCAGACCAATTGAATTGGGCATAATAATTTTTTTGAAGTTCCAACCCCTCGGATTTTATAATACATTCCAATCGAAGTATGTCTTCTGATTTGAATACATTTTTAACCGGAAATCCATTTTCAACTAACCACGTATTTATACTTCTGACTTTAAGATGGGACTTTAAGGTTATTGCAGCGGCGTCAACACGGCCTTTAAATAAAAGTCTAGAACGATGACTCGAATGAATTTCTTCCTTACCAAGCCAAGACGGCAAAACGAGAAGCGCAGGATATGTGGTTGCCCTACCTTTGAATCCACGGATTTTACATTCCTCCGAACTACAGTAGATGTAAAGTTCCAATGCCTTTTCATAACCTTTCCACTGTAATACCGCTGGGTGGTTTGCCCAACCTTTTGCCGTCGGATTATTGAGGACTTTTAGGATTTGTTCTGCTTCGGTTTGTTGTTTACGCAGTCGTGACCCGTCGAGGACTTTTAGAGATTGAACGAAACTGGCGAATGGTAAAAATGTTTGCATGACGTTATTATACATCATCGTCTACCACTGGCAACTTCCTTTTTTTATTTCTCACTTGTATTTATTTTTGACGACTACTAATTGCCCAATGACGTAACTATTAGGATAACAGAGATTCCAAAATTCGGATTTCAATTCATGTCCATGAAATATATGGATGTACAAAGCCACAGCCGAACTACGACTTATACCAGCAGAACAATGGATTATAAAATTTTTATCCTTATTGATATTTATGAAATTTAGAATTTTTAAAGCCAATTCAACTGATAACGGATTATAGGCTCTTCCATCGTAACTATCAAATTGTTTAGCGGTGATATCTGAGAATTGTAAGGTTAAAATATCCTTGGTATTATTTCTATCAAGATTTAATCTATGCAATTCTTCGTGTTCATTATTTATGGAAATAAGAACCGTATTATTAGGAAGTGTATGTATTGTTTCTGCTTCCACACAGGATATATTTGTAGCTGTTAACATTTATAAGGTGTTCTTTGTTTTCTTTTTATTTCGCTTCTTATTCCGTTCTGGCATTTCTGTTATGAAGGAACCGATATTACTCTTGATGTGAATGCCATTCAAATGGGCGAATGTCCAACATCTATCTTTGTCGTCGGATGTAAAGAAGACCGCAGGACTTCCTTTATCGTCATAACCTTGAAAAAAGGCCACGACCAATTCTTTCTTTCCACCAACATCAATTTCACTTTCTCCGACACATATCAAAAATAATTCGTTTAAACTTTTTATTTCTTCGGACGATTTAAATTTAATTCCCAAATTTCTCCAATTAGTTATTAACTCTTTATTAGTCATTTTATATAATACGTTTTAATTCTCCCGTCCAAACTATAAATCTTAAAAATTCTTTTAATGGATTTCCAATAGATTCATAATATTTTATAATATTATTTTGTCTTATTAAGTCTTCTTTTTGTTGTGAGTGATATTTGTGATACAAACTGTCATATTCAATCCACGAATGCAAATTTTCATCATATCCATCGGCGTCATAACCAACATTTAAAAATCTACGGGGTTTATAATTTGTATTGTGTTCTTTATTATATTTTTCAAACCATTCTCTTGAGCCTTCATCAACTTTTGTTCCTATACCCAATCGTTTAAGTCTTTCTAATAAAGAAATTCTTATTTTTCTTTTATGTTCTTCTGAAAGTTTCTTTCCATAATGACAACTTTTAACTCCTAACTGACTTTTGGATAAATTTAATCTATGCGTTTCTGAGAAGATTTTTGTTTTTCCAGATTCGCTTAATTTTTTTCTTGTTTCATCTGAAAATGTTCTATTTTTAGCAACACAACTTCCACAAATAGTTTTATTTCTTAAACAATCAGTCAAATATTTTAAAGAAGAATATTCTTGAATTTTACCGCATTTAGGACAGTTTTTAATATACGGACCATTATTTTTTCTCAAATGGGCTTTAAGACCCAAAACTTTAGTATAACACTTTTTACAAACGGAATTAAGTTTTGTGGATTTATCATAAGAACGTTTTGTAGAATATTGATGTTCGGTTCCACATTTAGGACAATTTCTTTTCCAAATCTTTTTGTTCCCAGTATTTTCGCATGTTTTCTTTACAAATTCGTTTTTTGTTTCGTTGATACCAACGTTTTGAACGAATGTTGGTCTGTTCTCTGATTTCGTCTTCGGTTCTGTGGAGTTTCTTTCTTCCCATAATGTCATATCTTTCATACCATATAAATATGGCGTCAAAATATAAAACGTCAAAATGTTTTATGAATTTTATTAATAAATTCTTTACATTTCTTCTTAGACTTTAAAATCTTTTTGGCTGCCCGTTTAATGGATTTTATTTCTTCATGAATTTCTTTCGATGATTGGAATTTTTCTGAAATAAATTTGTTCATATTATTTGTGATAATTCTCATACAAACTATGATATAGTTCGTTAATTTTCTCATAATCTACAGATTTTGGTAACGTAGTTGTTTTGTATGCGGTGTCTAATTTAGATTGAAATTCGGTTGCATATTCCATCAATTTATCATATGACCATCCTCCATTTTTAATATGAAGAATCTCTTCCGCATCGGGCCTTTTTACAATAACTTTATGGTCATTCAAAATTTCTAATCCCATTCTAAGCAGACGGACTAAGTGAGAACCGTGTTTGCAATCGTATTGATACTTGACTTCAAGTTCGTGTCTGGCTGGATTACGGTTCTTTTTCCAGTTAAGCCAAGATTTATATGATTCAGTTTCTTTTTTAAATTGCCGTTCACGATTAATTATATCTACTACTTCATCTTTTAAATTGTATTCAGTTGCCAATCGTTCAACAACTCCATCTCCATAAATAGATGGCCAATTGCCTTCATTTATTTCAAGATTTGAAAGAGTGTATATTAGTTCCCATATTGTAGATTTTAAATCGTCCCGTTGCATTTCATCTAACGGATATTGAGTTAAATTCCAACGTTCAACTTCTGATTTTATTAATCCAAACGCTTCTTGTATTTGTGGTGGTGTATGAGGAGGAAGACCAAAATCTTCTCGTTTTGGTTCTTGTAATTCTCCCTTCACAATCCATTTTCTATGTCTTTCTATTTTATGTAATTGTGCCCATGCGTATCCTGAAAATGTAAACTTTGCCTTAGAAGATAGAAATAAATCTCTATTTTCCATCAAAGCTTCCATAGGACTCTTGAACACGAAATGGTCGGCTGGGTCCGTCCATAATACTTCGATGATGTTTGGATTGACGTTGGCCGCCAAGACCATGAACTTCTTCAAAGAATAAAGAGAAGACTCAAACTTCGGATTCTTGGGATTCTTTAAATATTCTAAAGATGTCTCAAGTTCCTTGTTATCAATCGCCTGTTCAAATTTGTGAAAAAGGTTGTTCTCGACGTCCCTTGGGGGGATGACGATGCCCTTAACATCCACGTCAGACAGTTCATTGTTCAAACCGTAAGCCTGTGAACCGTGTAAGGTCACATAAATTGTATTTGGGACTAGCCATTTCATAATAGTAAGATTCTATAGGAGATTTTATAAATGTCAAGCGTTCGTCATCATTTAATTTGTTCAAACGGTTTCTCACATAAAAGATTTACAAACATCATTATCTCTTTATAAACGTCATCGGAATCATTAAATCCAAACTTTTTTGTGGCGTAGTCATTTATCCACGTTCTCAAATCCGTACCAAACTCTTCTGAACGAGCCTTTACGTCACAACAAAATTCGGCCAAATATACTGACGGCATTTCTTTAATTCCACCGTTCCATGATTCCGGGTGATGTAAATTGGTAGTATTATGGTGATGAATCGCCAACTTCAATTTTAATTTATTACTCTCTTCGGTTGGATTGTACAAAGACAGATATTCGAATTCAATCCCTGTAAACTTACTAGCATCGTGAATAAATCCATTTGCGATGAGTTGTTTACCGAGGTCGGTTCTACCCTGCAAAATTAACTTCTCGCCTAAAATAAGACAATTATCTTCGACATTTCTTATATGTCTAGTAATACTTCTTATCTTAGACAAGGTTAATTCTGCTTCTTTACGAAGTCTGTCCGTCTTTTTCATACTTTACAATCGTTCAATTTCTTTTCAATTTCGTCGAATGTTTCTTTAACTTTCAATTGACTATTATCTTTGAACAAAATAACACAAGACATCTCATCGGCATATTGCCAATAATATTTTATTTCATTAACATTTATGCTGATATCTGCCCATTTTTGGGTTGGAGTTTCAAATTTTTTAAAATGTAATTTAATAAACATAATTTTAATGTAATTTTCCATCGCTGATAATACAACGGGTCAAATCCTTCGTTTTTATTTTCAGTTTTTTTGGAGTTAACCATTTAGATTTCAATGATTCAAACGCTTCTGTCAAATTTGTCATTGAATGCTTCTTTCTCTTAGCACCAGCGTTTTGGTCTTTAACCGCGTCGGAAATCCTCGAAACAATCAGACCTGCATCGGCATTTTCTTCTTGTTGGACAACCCATCCGGCAATTTCCTTGTCTTTCAAATATCCTTCCTTGTCATTCAAAACGATGACGTATTCATATTTGACCTTAGGCAAATCCTCAGAATTATCAGTTAAATCTTCGTTGGTAGGGGATTCTTCCTCAACTTCCGGTTGAAGTTCTTCCTCAGCCATCTCTGATTTTAATTGAGTGATTACAGCGGCAATCACTTCTTCATCAATACCATTCTCACTCATTGCGGTTTCAATTTTTTCAATATCAATTTTCATATTTTTATATTTGTTTATTACACTACCACTATACTACAATATCCGATTAATGTCAATGAAAAGGTAAAATTCTACCCCATTCCACTGATTTGAAGGATGTTAGGTCAGTTCCGCCGGCATAGGAAATTGCGGATTGTAAGGAATCTTTGATTTCCTCAAGTCTCTGTTCACATGTTATGCCTTCGACTAATTCGACTGCCCGGCCTTCTATATTTTTCTTATGTCCTTTGAGTTCGTAAGAGGTCGACCCACGATAAACTTTCATACCATCGATTATTTTAGCCGGAGAATCGATACAAGACGCGAACCAACCACCACTCATAACCATCGTGGCGCCGAATGTGAGGGCTTTGGCGACGTCGCCATAGTGTTTTGCCCCACCATCCGCTATGATTGGTATAGAATCTCCGACCGTATCGAAGGCATATTTAATAGACTGCAGGGTTGGAATGTGGAATCCGGTCATATAACGTGTAGTACATATTGAACCACCTCCAATTCCTACTTTTATAGCATTTACTCTCAACTTTACTAAATGAAAAACTCCATCAGTGGTAGCTACATTGCCGGCTATCAATTTCGTATTTGGAAAATTTGATTTAATATAATAGATAATTGGCTTGACATTTTCATGGTGGGCATGGGCAACATCAATCGTAATGAAATCAACTCTCCACCCTCGTTCTTTAATGGTAGTCAATTCTTTAATCGACTCATCATTAACGCCGGTCGATATGCTAATCAATTTCCAGTTTTCTGTATTTGCGTTCTTAACAAAATCGAGTGTGTTTAATCCCAATTCTTCATGATAGGATTTACCGAATCTGTGATAGATATAAAAATAACCATTCTCGGATAAAAACTTAGCGATTGAAGGGCTTATGACATCTTGCATGTTAGCCGGAACCACAGGCATCTTAAATTTATATCCACATAATGTAGTTGTGGTATCACCATTACTCCTACTTGGTAAAGAAGAGAGATTTGGAAATAATGTAACCGTATCGTAAGATAATAAAAAATCGTTCATAACAGCGAATTATATCACTGATATGAACGATTTTCAAGTTTTTATATTATTTAGTCTCTGTGGTCGTCATCGCCTTGAGTATCATGTTCATGATATGCCACATCACTCAAATATTCATCCATTGACTGGTCGTGGAATTGGTCGCCTTGATTAGGCCACAATACATTTGCCAATTCTCTTGAGAAAAACTGGGAGTATCGTTTCATGTGGTCATCTAAATGTCTACGGCTTATAGCATTTCTAATCTCAGCTTCGATTTGGTCTTCTTTTGAAGAACCTGTTCTGGCTGGATTTTCATCTTGCATTCTATCACCATGTAAATCTGCCTGATTTCTTGAGTCATTATCATCGTATTGATACCCACTACTTAGATATCCTTTAGTAATTATAGAATCCATCGTCTTTATATCAGTTAACGCTTGCGTAGAAACCGTCTTCACTTCGTCATCCGCGTTAGGCGATTTTGCGGCGGCGTTGATATATTCAGCCTGAGCTTTCAACATTCTGCGGCTGGTATTAATGTTTCCATTATGTTCTTGTGTGGTCTTCCAATCCGATTCTTTTACTAATTTGAATTGGTTGCCGTTAACATTTTCGAATAATTTCTTCATATTATTTTCTTTTAGGTATAGCTGAAACGTAAGCGGTTATATCGTATCTGTCCAGTGGTTGTTCTATAGAACCCGCTCCATGAGCGGTAATCTGACCGACTAATTCCATAGGTTTTCCTACTTTATTAGTAAATGGTATGGAGATTTGCCATTCTTTATATTTAGGCATTCCGTTCGATGTATCTGCGTGTCCTCCGTATTTGGCGTTCAATATAGTAACATCTAATCCAGTAGAACGTAATTTTTCAAAAATTCTATTTATAGCTTCCCAACTATTGTCCGAAAACATACCCTTCGATAAGTCAGATAGAATCTTGTTCACCTTTCCAGCGGCGACGTTGTTGGATTGTCCGTCGATTGGATTTGATACATTCCCATCAGTTTCCTTTAAAGTACCTCTATCGATTCCCTGTTTTATTCTAGACCAATCCATATCCCTTACATCGGTTTGTTTTGGTTTTGGGGTTTTACCAAAAAATTTGGTCGATTTCTGTTTTGATTTCTGGTTCGGTGTAGAACCATAATGTTTGTGATAATGGTCAGCTTCATCATCGGCATCCATATCACATGCAGCATCTGCTTCATCGCCTTCCATCAAACCTTCGCCGCCTTCTTCATCAACTAAATTCTTAGCTGTAGTAGCCGCAAGTTTCAAAGCATTTTCAAAATCTCCGATTTTCAATGCCTCTTCGATTTCATCGCATCCATGAGCCAAAGTAGCAGTATCAGGCAAATCTTCCAATCCAATACCAAGTTTATTCGTTACTATGATGTTTACGAGTTTGTATGCGGCGCCTCTACTACCAAGTTCTCTCAACAAATTTCCAATTTTTTCTTGGGTTTTTGGTGAAATGTTCTCATTAAGTTTCTTCTGAATCTTAACAGATTCATTGATGATTTTCTTAATTAATAATTTTAGATGTGACAATTTCATATATGAATCAACCGATTTCAGTTAGAATATCTCTTACGATGTCTTCTACACGTTCCCATTTATGATTTATTGGGTTCTGTACGACATTTCGATTTACGCCTTCTTGGAGATTTCCAGAAGGAAACATGAATGCTCCTCTTGTACTAGGATTTGAAACGAAGTCGAATGCTATTAATTCAAAATCATCTTGAACGATGTCGGCTTCTTCATTCATACTCTTGTTCACCGTTCCAAGTCCACGACTTGAAATACCAAGTCTAATATTAGCCTTGAATAGTTCTTTTAAAATATTTCCATTTGGGGTAGGAAGAACTTCCACAGTTCCAATCAAATCGTCACCTTCCCAATGCATCTCAACTACGTTATGAGATACGTTTTGTAAGTTTACCACGGATGATTCTGGATGGTCTAACTCACCTAACGCACGTCGTTCTTTTATGAAATTTTCTTCATATTTTTTAGACTCACGGAAGAGAGTGTCTTTTGGATATACTCTACCATTTTGATTTTTAACTTTCGCACGTTGTAGAATGCCTTTGACAATTAAACGTCTATTTTGGTCACGGACTGCCTCTTCAAAGAGGTTATCCTTGACGAATTCAAATGTTATACAATCTACTAATAGTTGTTTTTGGTTCATATTATTTATTCCATCCTATTTCTTTTACATATTCCAATAGATAATATCTACCGGTCTTGTTTACTTCAATGGAACCTTTAGAATATTGACCGCTATACGTTCTCTGTCTCATGGCATTTATGGCGGCTAATTTAATGTCTCTATTATCGACATTTACCATGTGACTCTCAGGAATCAATAATTTAACTTTTACTTTGGTAGCATCTACTCCCTCAGCTAGCATCTTCGATGTCTCTTGTATGTAATTAACAAAATTAACATTTCCACGACTATTTTTTACTTCGTCGGACATAAATTCCAATAGGAACTTACTTAAATCTTCTTGAATCCACTCTGCGACCGGTGGAAGCTTCTTTTTCTTTTTAGGGTCTACTTCCGGCGCTACGTTCGGTTTCGCTTGTGGCGGCGCCGAAGGTTTCTCAGGAACTTCTTGATTAGGAACGGTCGGTGCGGCTGGCGGTTGCGCCGTTGCGTCGGGTTGAACTCCTTGTGGTTCCGGAGCAGGTTCTCCACCAGTAGGTTGTGGCGCATTTGGTAATTCTTGTGCGCCGGTATCTTGAGCTGGTGGTTGTGTCGAGCCAGGAGGCCCTTCTTGACCATCTTGTCCTACTGTAGGAGGTTGTTCCTCACCGCCTGGAGCCGGTTCTGACCCTTCACTCTCGATTTTGATATTAATTCCTGGGGTCAAGAAATATTTCTTATCATTTTCGTCGGAGGCAATAACTACATAATCTTTATACCAAAATTCCACGCTAATCTTCTTTACACTTTTTATAGTATAATCGGTCTTTGGTTGACCATAACCACGGGATGCATTGGCGACAATAGTCTTACCTAAAAGTCTTTTGTTCATCTTTTCTAACAAAACCTTCTTAGCATCAGATTCGGCCTTATTTTTCTTATCTTCAAAAGCTCTAAAATCTCTGGTGAAATCATATTCTCCTGGGTCTTCCGGTTCAGGTGATGTATCAGGAGCAGCAGCCGGTTCCGGTGTCTCTTGGTCTGGCCCACCTGCATTCATTCCTTGTGGTGGCATAGCTGGGGAACCTGCTGGGCCGGCCGGGTCTTCCATAGGAGGTTGCGGCGCCTGCTCGGTCAAATTTATTAGTGTTCTTAGTTTAATTCTGCTCATATTAATCTATATCTTTTACTTTTTTGTATCCCATCTTAGTAGTCACGTCCATTGCCCTTTTACTACCACCCTTCTTTTTACTAAACGCAAATGGGGTAGAATATCCACCTACTGCGCCTGTACCTGTTTCTTCATTTATATCATTTTCGGTTTCCGTCTCTTTAAAATATTGTGGTCTTGGAGAACCGGTTCCTTCTTTATATCCGATATTAAATTCACGTCTGGCCTGTAAAGCATATTGCCCATCTTTTTCTAATATTATAGCTTTATTAAACCAATTTAAAAAATGAGAAACTAATCCAGTATCTCGATTCTTCTGTGCAGCTCCACATTTTACCCCGACGTCATGATATGATTTTAAAGAATTCATTTTAACGGATTCTTTAGATTCTTCGTCGGCTTCATCTAATCCGTGTAATTTCTTTACTGCTACGCCGCTTTCCATATCGTCATTATATTTGCCATCCATTCCTATAGCTTCATTTTCCGGTTCAATTGGTTCATCTACATCGGATTGGTCATATCCTCTAAGAATTTCAGGACGATATCTGGAAAGTTTCTGAGTCTTACACTTAGAACAAACTTTACATAATGGTATTCCCTGCGCATCATTAACCCACTGACTATGTAATCCACTGCCACAATTACATCCATTGTTACCTGTGGATTCGCCAACATTGACTGCTTTCATTACATTCTGTCTTCCAGCATCAAAGTCGTGGTCATTTTTTACTCCACCAATAGGTTGACCTTCGCCTAGTTTTCCAGTCGATTCTTTAATGATGTGTCGTATTAACGATTTAAGAGATGATTTTTTCATTTTTTATTTTCGACTTGATTATTGATTTCTTTTAACAATTCATATGAAAGTAACACTACCATTACTTGATTGTCTTTTACAATTTTATTTGATTGTGGTTTTATTTTATCCAACTGACGAATTACTTCATTGATTTTAATTTGAATCACATCGTTATCATTGATTTTAGATGATAACACCCCCAACTGTCGTTTTACATTATCGACTTGTGATACGATAAATGTTCCGAGAGAATTGGTATTAGAAATATTATTTATATATTCACGTAGAACGTTCTTCTGATTATCATCCAAGTCTTTATATTTCTTATTCATTCCTTCGACTAAAATACGATATGATAAAAGACGGACGTCTTCGTTCTGTTGGGCATAGAAACTTAGAATATCATCATCCTCATTGGCCTTCTTAGGTTTATTAACAATGTTCTCTATGATGCAGGTTTTTGCCTGATAAATTTCTTGGACGTCAAATTTAAGGTCTTTAGACGACGCATCTTCAAAAAGTTTAAATATGGAAGCTAAACTTCTATAATCCTTGATACTAGATTTTAGGAAATCGTCTATTGGATAGAGTTCTTTAATTTCTTTAATTAGTTCGTATTTTTCTTTGGTCAACTTAGATGTACTAAGTTTTTTACGTTGTTCGACGATGACTGATAAAAATCTATCCGCGTCCGAATTGTCACGCTTTTTTTCCGATAAAAGAAAATTATATAGTCTCCATTCCCTACCCAATTCCGTATTTTCTTTGAAATACTTGAAGAGTAAATCCTTGGCATCGGAACCTTCTTTTCCGGCCATGATGTCCGCAGTCAATTGTCGTGTTAATAATTCAAACAAAATACCGGTGTTTTTAAACTTTGAATGGCGTAATTTTTTAAGCATATGTTCAACTCTTCCACATAATTTATAAATATATACATAATACGTGAAAATGTATTATTTCATTATTCTGCAATTATGTTACTTTCATCGAGAAGGGATTTATTACCCGACTCTTTTGACTCTTTTATTAACTCTTTCTTTTCCGATTTTGACTTCAAATAAGACCCTAGACTTTGTAATAAACTACCTCGTTCTAGCGTTTCTAGACTTAATGGTGAATTTTTACTCCATTTAGGAGTCAAAGAGTCGTGTCCTTTTCTAGCGGACCTGTTATTTTCTAAATTTCCCAACGGGTCTTCTCCAAATGGGTGTTGTTCTCTTGCATCGTGTTCGCCTGCTTGAGACGGTCTTTCATAGTCATCCGCATGTTCTCCTTGTACTTCATCCATGCTTCCACTACCATTCATTTCAGATTTTTTCATCTGATTCCATTTGAAGTTATTTACCTTGCCTTTGACCCTAGCTTCTTGTAATGGAGGAAGGCCGCCGCCTAAATCAGGCAACTCTTCTCCGGGACCACCACCGCCCAAATCCATTGGAGGGCCGCCCATGTCACCACCCATGCCGCCGCCACCTTCTCCACCAGCGGCCTGAGGATTAATCTTTTGAAATGGCTTTGCCGGGTCATTACCTTCTTCTTCAATTGATTTAAATCTCCACATTTGTTTAGAATCTTCGACAATTTGGTCTAGTAATTCATCCGAGTCATTTTTTGAAAGATTGAATACGTTTTTGTAAATCCAGGCTTTTGAAAATAATTTATTTTCCATCATGTTCTTGGCCAACTCAGTCTTATTGCCCCAAACTTCAATCTTTTCTTTTTCAAAGATAGTAGATGGATTGGTAAGTTCTAATTTAAAATTGACCAACGTCTCGTCTCTATATCCTTGAGAATATAAATGGACTATGGCAATTTTCTCTAATTCAGATATGAGGCATCGTTGAATACGTCCAATCGTTCTAGCGAAACGAACATCTTCTGATGCTAATGTAGCCTTACCTGATAATTCTTCTTCATATCCTAAGAATGCCTTAGGAATTTTAAGGGCAGACATTAACTTATTACGAAGGTATTCGATATCGTCAATACCTGTAAATTCCATGCCTGATAACGTATCAATGGATGTACCACTATCACTACCACGAACAGGAAGATAAAAATCTTCTACCATGTTTTGAAGATTAAATCTAAGATTGTAGTCGCCGGTTTGTGGGTCGAGATAAGGAACCTTCTTCATCTTACTGATGGCCTTTTCCATGAAACTATCAACATCTTGTGGTGGAATATTACCAACATCCAACTTAAAGATACGCTTTTCAGGAGCTCTCATAATACGATGGATTAACATAGCATCTTCCATCAATGACAGCTGTTTCCAAACTCTACGTGCGCCTTCTACCATTGCCTTACCATATGGTAAGAAATTTGAATCAGATAACAATCTAAAATGCGCACATTCGAAAAATTCTAAAGTTTCTACTTGGGATGTATCGGTAGGACGGATTTGGAACTTAACATAGTTCTTGTTGAGTGGGTCTGTGTTTTCAAGACGTTCAACATTGTAAGCGGAAATCGGTTCAATTTGGTAAACTCCATATTCAGGTGATACATAAAGTCTCATGTAGAAATCGCCATATTTACATAAATTTCTAGTCCAAGACCAAATATTATGTTCGATATTTAAAATATCATAAAATAAGTTTTCTAGAATACCTTTTATATTAGCATCGTCAGCATTTACCACTAAAATTTTACCTAATTCATTCGGAGTTGTAGATTCATCTGCGTAGATATCCAACGCAGACGCCAAGATAGGGTCCATATCCATCGTATCATAATCTCTAAATAAATCGATACGGGCTGCTTGATATGCTAATGAAAAATCTCTAGTATAAGCGTTATATGAGGTAGAACGAACTCTATTAAAACGGTCACGTAGACTGTTTCTATCCGTCGCATACATCAAATCGCTGGTATCTTTAACTTTAAGTTTCTTGCCACCGACGTTTCTTACTACTACACCTGCAGAAAATAATTTTTTTAGACGAGCGAACAACGATTTTTGTTTTACATCAATCTCATCGTTATCTACGTTAACTTCTGGTCGTATTGGTCCGTTTGCCATATTAATATCCTTTCAATGTGTGTGTTGTGTTGTGTAATAAATACACATAGATTATCGTAAAAGCCACGTTAAAGACGTAACATCTCCCGGTTTACCTCCTGTTTTCATTTGCCAGTAATCCCTACCAGTCGATTGCATACCAGCTTTATAGACTGGAGTTGCGGTATTGTTTTGACTAACGTGTATTTTATCTAACATAGTTTTAGTCAAGAGAATACCATCTGAACGCAGTCTTAGTGCGGTATCTCTAACCCAAAGCCCGATAGCGAATGACATTACCAAATCATCATTATAATTCTCAGCTGCTTGGGCCTTACCATTATCCCAAATAAATGTCTTTAATTCTTCGATTAATCTTGATGAATGAATAATAACCGACCTTTCTCTAAAATATGCCTCCATCTTTGAAATAATAACCGGCCTTGTACTGATGGTGGTTGTAAATCCTGGTTTCAACTTTTTGTCTTCTGCGTTGAATCGATTGGTAAGTTGTCTGTGGACTTCAATGATTTTCAAATCCAAACTACTATAAAATGTGTTTTTATACTCACGGTCGATGATTTGTTGTAATACTGCTGGCCCGAGTCCGTTATATTCTACAATCAACAAGGCATCGTTGTATTTTGTGGACATAATTA